GACTACCACACAGCAGAGATGTTGGTTGTATTACTAAAGCTAGTGAACAGGGAAAGAATTTACGAGGTTGTAACTAAAAAAGAGAGGCTATGATTAATTTAAAGAACATACGTCAAATGACACTACCATTATTAGTAGAAGACAAAGCAAATCATTTAATTTACGGAGTAGTTATATACATACTGTCCTATATTTTTTTAGATAGGTTTTATGCTATGATTACAGTTATAATTATAGGAGCCCTGAAGGAAGTTTTTGATCACTATTCAAAAAAAAACAACGCAGATATTTTTGATTTTATTTGGACTGTTGTTGGTGGATTACTATGCGAGTTAATAATAATAATAAATTTAAGTAAGTTATGAAAAACAGTTATAAAAACAGGTACGGTGATACTTTCACATTTACAAGAGATGAGAACCACGATATATTATGGGAAGGAGAATTTAAATATTGCAGGTTCAGTATGCCAAATGATTACACTAGAGCATATGAAGCATATCTAAAAGATAATGAACACACTGAGTTAATTATGTCTTTAGAATTATTTAAGAAATCTGTTCACGAATGGGATGATGAGACAAATAATCATCACTACCCTGAGTATGTTAAGATGGTTGACTCACTAGTTAATGAGATTGATATGGTTGATCCAAGCGGTGGTCCCTACATTAGTAGAGGTATGCCATTAGATAGCTTTGGATTTAAGAAGTATGTAGTGAAAGACTTCAAGCGTATTGATACTGGCTACAAGATCATCACAGAGAAGTGTGCCTACTGTAATCAACCAGCTGGAATACATAAGATGGGATGCGAGACACGTAAGGTAACTATATTTTACGAACAGATGGAGAAGGAAGTACACCAGAATAGGAGTAACTTAAATAATTAAATATGTTAAGAGACTATCAAGAGGACATATCAAAGAAGGCAAACCACATACTTAGAGACAAAGGTATGGTGTACCTCTGTATGTCCGTCAGAACTGGTAAAACACTTACTTCTCTTGAGACAGCGAGACTGTTTGAAGCCAAGAGAGTGTTATTCCTGACAAAGAAGAAGGCCATATCATCTATCGAGTCTGATTACATTAACTTCGGATACGACAAACACTTCGAGTTGTTCGTTCATAATGACGAGTCAATGCACAAGATCGATGGTAAGTTTGACCTAGTGGTACACGATGAGCATCACAGGTTCGGATCATTTCCTAAGCCAAGCCTTGGAGCTAAGACATTCAAGAAGATGTTCGGTCATCTTCCTGTTATATTCCTATCAGGCACGCCTAGTCCTGAGAACTATTCCCAGTTCTATCACCAGTTCTGGTGCAGTCTATTCTCGCCATTTAAGGAGGTAAACTTCTACAAGTGGGCTGCTAACTACGTGAAGATCAAGATGAAGCACCTTGGCTATGCTCAGGTTAAGGATTACACCGATGCAGATATCAACAAGATTATGAGTGTGATAAAGCCGTACATCATAACGTTCACGCAGGAGCAGGCTGGCTTCGTTTCTGAAATTGAGGAGGAGGTGCTAAAGGTTAAGATGAAGAACTCTACGTACGAAATGTGTGAAAGATTACGTAAGGATCTTGTGATAGAAGGTAAGGAACAGGTTATACTTGCTGACACTTCAGTTAAGTTACAGCAGAAGCTACACCAGATGTACTCAGGAACAATTAAGTTCGAGAGTGGTGACTCTATGGTTATAGATCTAAGCAAGGCTGAGTTTATACATTCTTATTTTAAAGATAAAAAGATTGGGATATTCTACAAGTTTGTGGAGGAACTTAACGCACTAAAGACTATCTTTGGCGATAAGTTAACAATTAATTTAGATGAGTTTAACGATTCCGATAAGTCAATAGCCCTTCAGATTGTATCTGGACGTGAGGGAATCTCTTTGAAGAACGCTGATTTTTTGGTGTTCTACAATATAGACTTCTCTGCCACAAGCTATTGGCAGGCGCGTGATCGACAGACTACCATTGATCGTAAGTTCAACAAGGTGTACTGGATATTCTCTGAAGGAGGTATCGAGGAAAAGATCTATAAGTCAGTTATTAAAAAGAAATCATACACAACTAACCATTTTAAAAAGGATTATTTATGACACCACAAGAAGAAGATATTATGGAGTTGATCTCAACTCACCCTATTAAAAAATCAGACCTAGGGTTTCACGGTAACTTATTTGGAGGAAAGCTGCTGGCCTGGATGGATGCTTCAGCCGCTGCTTTCGCTATGCAGGTTTGTGACACACCCAGAATGGTCACCGTTATGATTGATCAGTGTTCATTTAAAAAACCTGCGAAGGAGGGACAATTAATTAAGATTTACGGCAGAGTTTCTAAGATAGGAAACACATCCATAACAATTTATATGGAGGCTCGATCTCACAGTGTTTACTCAGGTCAGCAAAACACAATACTAGATACAAATATGAAATTCGTAAGAATAGATGAGGGAGGAGACGCAATACCAATTTCAGGAAAGGTAAAACAAATATATAATAATCTATGAAAGAAAAGTATATCAAAATGAGAAACAGTGGCAAGTATGACCTTCAGTGGTTCTACGATCACTACAGACAGAACAGCACAGACAACACAGATATCAACACGTTTGGTATGGTGTTCAACTCGGTCAACCTTGAGAACATACTAGAGCACATCGATAAGAAGTTTGAACTGATAAGGGTTTACGATAAGAACAATAACTTTATAAAGGTATATGAAGGAGCAACAGATACAAGCCAAGAGGATTGATATTTTTTTACTATATTTGTAGAAGTATTGTCGCTGATACTTTTAAGAATTTATATAATTCCCGTGAATGAAGAGACAGCGATCTCTGATTTTGCGGGTTTTTTATTATGATAGGAATATACAAAATTACATCGCCAACAAATAAGATTTATATAGGAAAAAGTATAGATATAAATCGAAGATTTAAAACTTATAAAAAAATAAATTGTAAAAGACAAATAAAACTATACAGGTCTTTTTTAAAATACGGAGTAGAAAATCATTTATTTGAAATTATAGAAGAATGTAATGTTGAATTGTTAAGTGAAAGAGAAAGATATTGGCAGGATTTTTATAATGTTTTGAATAATGGACTTAATTTATGTTTGGCTAAATCAAATGATAAATCAGGTTGTCATTCTGAACATAGTAAAATTAAAATATCAAATTCTTTAAAAGGTAAAAAAAGACCTTTAATGGATATGAGTTATAAAAACACAAAAGAATGGAAGGAAAAAATGTCTAATTCAATGATGGGTAAAAAACATTCTAAAGAAACAAAAAATAAAATGTCTTTATCTCTTATAGGTAATAAAAGAGGTTGTAATAAAGTAATGTCTGAAAGCGAAAAACAAAACTTAAGAAATAAATTTTCTAAAATAATATTAAATTTAGAAACAGGAATTTTTTATTTTGGAACAAAAGAAGCAGCTTTATATAATAATTTAAACCCTTCAACTTTAAAAAATAGACTTAATGGTAATTTAAAAAATAATACTAATTTAATTTATTGTTAATATGACAGAACAACAAATACAAACAAAAATTAAGAAAAAACTTGAAAAAGAAGGATGGTACGTAATAAAATTAATAAAGACATCAGTCAATGGTATTATGGATTTATTATGCTTAAAAGATGGTAGAGCTATGTTTATAGAAGTTAAAAAACCAGACGGAGTATTATCCGAGCTTCAAAAATTAAGATTAAAAGAATTAACTCAAAAAGGGTTTGAATGTAAAGTTTGGACAGATTATCAAATAGAATTTAAAACAGAAATATACAATGGAGAATAATATAAATGAACTGATAAGAATTATGGAGTTTGAATATAATGTAGACATATTCAACAAGAGCAGAGAAAAAGATCACGTAGAGGCTAGGGCGATATTCTCAAAGATTATGTACTCGTACCATAATATTGGATACACAAAGGTAGGAAGAATACTTAAGAAGGACCACGCCACTATTTACCACTACATCAAGAACTTTGACAGCTGGATCAAGTATGACGACAGGTTTAGAAACAAGTACTTTAATATTCTAAACGTGTACTCTAAAGGATTGGAGATAAAGGATATAAGTGAGACCAATAAGATATGGTATGACAATATAGTTTTATCAACAAAAATTGATAAGCTTGAGGCTAGGCTGTCAAGCAAACTACACGCCTTACTTGACAAGGTTCCAAGGGATAAAGAGTTCCTAGTTTACGAGAGACTTGAATCAATAATCAAGATGAACTGTTAATAACTTTTTATTATGAAAATTTATTTTCACAGTAAATTGCAATAAAAAACACACAAAATGAGTAATACAGCCCACGTTAATTCGGTTATGAAGTCAATAAACTTGTACACCGACAACATCTATGAGAGCCTTATGGATGGAGATAGAGAAGAATTGAACAGAAGTATCTACCTACTAACAGCTCTGCTTAAAGAAATACAGCAGACATTCAAAGAAGAAATATAATGAAACGAAACTATTCACTTGAGATGCAGGAGAGAGTTCTCTCTCTTGTGTCCGAGGGGTTGTCTATAACCGCTGCCTCAAAGGAGGCGTGCAAGGAGTATAGCTATCCCTACGAAGACTCTATTAGGAGATACTTCTCAAAGCATATAAACAAGTTAAATGAAACGACTGAGAACATTACCTATACTGATACTAATCAGTATGAGGCTGATACTCAGTTATCTGCAAGAAAGTCAGACGGAACCCTGATGAATATCGAGGAGTACTGTAGTATATATGGTATACCTTTCGAGCAAGCAAGAACTTACAAGCTTGTTACTCACACTGGTACACCATACTACAACATCGCTAGCAACGTGCTATCTCAGGAATCTTACGTAAGTGAACAGGAACTAAAAGATCTGATAAAGGAAGGGTTAGAGAGTGTAAAACTAACTCTAAAGACAAACGCGACTGGATCAAACTCTGTTGGAGTTGTTAAACTTGCTGATCTTCACCTTGGTGCTTATGTAGATAATTTAATAAGAACTAAGAATTTCTCTATAGATATATTAGCAAACAAGTTATTCGATGCAGCTACTGAGGTTAACAAGAGAGGTTACTCAATAGTTCATATACATATACTTGGTGACTTGATTGAGTCATTCACAGGTCTATCTCATAAGAATACCTGGAAAGGATTGGATAAGGCTATGGTTGGAGCAGAAGCTGTAAAACTTGTGGTTAGAATACTTCACGATAACTTTCTGTCAAGAATTAATAACCTTGGAGATGTTAAGGTAGTTGCTGGAAACCACGATAGAGTTACATCTGATAATAAGGAGGATGTTCAAGGTGGTGCAGCCAATCTAGTTTGTTGGGGATTAGAGCTTATAGGATATAGAATTGAATTTAATCCTTTAGTAATCACCCACGTAGTAGATGGTATATGTCACATACTCACTCACGGACACCACAACATAAGCAAGAAGTCAACCAAGCAGATATGCTGGGACTATGGAGTTCAGGGAATGTATAATCTGATATGTGAGGGACACCTTCACAGTATCATTCAGAAATTAAACATAAACCAACGCGATAGCTACCAGACAATCAAGGATGATGCAGTGGACCATAGACGTATAAACTGTCCGTCATTTTTCACTGGTAACTTCTTCAGCGAGAGCCTTGGCTACACATCAGAGAGTGGATTTATAATAACCGAGAACAACGGAAAGGGAATACCTAACGTTTTCTATTACGCAATTTAATTATGACATATTTAGACGAACACATAAAAGACATAGTGGTGAACGAACCACAAGTATTAGAGTTTCCTAAGCTAACAGAAGACTCAATAGTAAACAATGTTATAGAAAGCTTTATAGAGCGTTCTAACGTAGGATTTGCTAAGTACGGAACTAACTTAGATCGAAAGGATTTAAGTTTCTTAGAGTGGCTGAATCACGCACAACAAGAAGCGATGGATATGATTTTATACTTAGAGAAACTAAAACAGGAATACAATGAGTAGAAAGGCACAAACAATAACTCCTATGCGCAGAGTTAAGATAATTATGAACTACCTACACCTTAGAGGCGCAAATAAGGAATCTGTAAATAATGTTTACAGGAATATACTGAAAGAAAAATTTAAGGGAGCTAAATAGCTCCCTTTTTTATTCTTCTGCCTCCTTCATCTTCATATCTGGAGCCTCTCCGTACCACAGATCATTTATAACAGACTTACCTACTCCCTGCATATTATCCTCTATCATATAATCGTCAACTCCAAAGAATGATGCAGCATTCATATAGTCCATCATCTTATTATACGCTTCCTTCTGAGACTTGTTTGCCTGATCGTATGTCTTATCTAACTCGTCACCAGTTATCTTTCCATCTTCAAACTTATAGAACGCTGAACTATATAACTTCTTAGCCTCTCCAGATAAATCCTTTAATTCATTCATCTTGAATCCTAATTGCTTATTAACATCAACGGTGCTTATCTTATAACCTGTGAGTTGACCTGCTAACTCGTTTTTAACATCATCAGATCCTACAACCTTTCTCACTGTCGTTATAGTCCCTGGCTCAAATGCCTTATAAACTCTATCCATTATAGCATTTATCTTATTTACATCTGTATCAGAGTCGTTATATAATTTACCTCCGTATGCATTCTTATTATCCTTTATGTCTGTTATAACGTTAAGAAGCATATCTTCCTTCATAAAAGGATCTAGCAACTGAGTAAGTCCATTTGTAAATGACTCGGTTATATCTTTACCAGCCATTACAGAGTTATAAGCACTCTTAATACTTCCGTGAGGATCAGATGCGCTAAAGTCTATATAAGACATCTTACCACCACCGTAGTTAACAAGAACTAAATCTGAATCCTTAGACCAAGGAGCTACAAATAATTTAGTGTTCTTCTTCAATTCATCATCTTCCTCATCATCTCCTCCAGAAATTATAGTTCCCATAAGGGACATAAGACCTAACTTTGTAGCCTGAGATGCTGCTATTCCAGCTAATCTCTTAGCGCCTATAGCCTTAACCTTATTGTTGTCAGATTTTAATTCATCAGCAGCAAGGGCAACTGTATTCCAAGCAGTTCTGTAGGCCTCAGACTGAAACGAAACGAACGTACCAGCTACAGGTACAGCCTTTAACAACTTAACTAACCCTGGTATTCTAGCGTAGTTAGGAAGTATATTCTTAGTTATCTCTGAAGCCTTCTCTTTAATTATGTTTTGTTCTTCAGGAGTTAGTTCATCAAATGGCTTATTAAAGTCAGCGTTAGAGTATCTTGACTTCTCGCTCTCGTAAGATATAATCTTAAAGAAGTCATCCTCAAGTTGATACGCTGTGCTCATCTTCTGACCTAACTTCTTAACGGCTGACTTAGCTTTTTCAAATGGATTCTTTTTAAGTCTACTCTCTATAGCTGTATCAAAGTCTGCGTCAGCAAACATAGCCTTAATCTCTCCAAGAGCAGCACTCTGATCTATGATCCCAGCTCTTATATACTCGTCTAGTTTATTTCTAAGGTCCTCGTTGCTTGAGTTCTTAAGCACGCTGAATGCCTCGGTATATTTTTTAGGATTATAATAACCATTAGATAACATAAACCATATGTTACCAGTTACGTTCTTTGCGTGAGTAGCGACAGATCCAATAGTCTTAAGCCATTTTACAGAAGAAAGTGCCTTCATATATGTCTCGTAAACACCTCTTATTATAGGCCCAATGTCTGTTCCAAGCGCAGCCTCTATAGCATCGCCTGTTCCAATTTTCTGAGTAAATGCTTTAGCTATCTCAGGTGTGGTGTATAATCCATTCAATGGACTCATTGTATCACTCTTGTCTCCTGCTATCTTTGTGTTAAACTCTTTAGGTCTGTTTGTATCGTTCTCATTATAAAAAAATACGCCCATACCAGCCTCTCTGGCTGACTGTAGGAACCTTGAGTTCTCAGCAAGCGTAGCAATCTTAAGAACTGTTCTAGCATAGTTCTGAGACGCATCAGTGTACTCACCCATAAGTTGTCTTATTGACAGTGGTATATCAAGACGCTCCTTCATAATGCTTAAGTTCTTAGCTCCAGTCTTACTAATTCCTAAGAATGTAGCAGCGGCCTCTCCTCCTATAAGGTCTTCTATCTTTTTATTTATGAAGTCCTCAAGTATTATATCGGCATCCATTCCAGTCTGCTTAGCCTTAGACTCAGCCTCAGCTCTGTACATACTTCTAAGATCAACCTTTGCAGCCTCCTTCATCTCGTCTGTAACCTGCTTAGCCCAGTCATTCTTGTCGAATACCTGGTAAGATCTGTTAACGTACTGACCTAAGTTTTTAGCTATTGTCTCAGCCTGACTTACACTTACAGCCCCTGTTCTTAAAAGCATCTGAGATAAATTATCAATATGCATACGCATCTTTCCTGCAACAGCCTTGAACTCATCAGGAAGCACTGCCGTGTTATCACCTCTTAAATACTTATCAAACTCATCGTGCAACAAGTCTACATCCCCCTTATAATTCTTAACAAGTTTGTTGAAGTCATCCACAAGATATGACGCTCTCTTAGCCTCAGCCTTTATATTTGACTCAATCTTGTCCCTCATTATAAAGACAGACTTAGGAAGGAAAGACCTTGCAGAAAGAGCCCTTCTCTTTATTTGGTCTATGAATGTAATAATCTTGTTTCTGCCATCCTTTGTAAACACGCTGTCTTCCTTTCTTAATTTAACAGAGATAACGTCGTTGTATTTAAGTATAGCCTTTGTAGCCTGTGCCCTTGTGTACCCCTTACCAACTAGGTAGTCCGCTATGTCCTTGTCGTTAAATCCTTTATTCTTTGCAACCTTAACAGCCTTATCAATAGGACTTAGTTGTTTTCTTTCAATAGGTTTAACACCTATTCCATAAGGAGCAACGGCTTGTTGTTGTTGAGACTTACCTAATTCTCCTTTATATTTATCTTTTATTTCAGACGGAAGAATATCAAATGCATTAACCTTAATATCAGGGACTCCTATAACCTCTCCTAATATATTATTTTCATATGTTGAATGATTAGATTTTCCTCCAAATTCTGTTGGTTTTAAAACCAACATAATATCATTTAGTTCAAAATTATTATCTGCATAAAAACCATCTCTTAATTCATTTAAATCTATAATAGCATTATATTTTTCTAATTCTTTTTTAAGAGGAGTATTTTTATCTGCTTGATTTAAAATATTTAATAAGAACTCTTTTCTCTTTGGAGTATCTCTAAGTTCTTCCCAAGAATTTACAGATGATAAAACATCATTTAATGGTTTTATTTTAGATACATTTAAAATGTTTTTCTTAAAAGAATTAAAATCACCAGTTCTTTTAGATATAATATCTATTACACTCTTATTAAATAATTTACTTTTTAATGGAGATCCGCTTATTATAAATATATAATCTGAATTACCTATAAGTTTTGTTATTTCATTTTCAGCTTTACCAGTAGCCCATATTATATTTTTATCTCTATTTTCAGGATCTAAAGCAAATGATGGTCCTGCATCTAAATAATGTTCTCCATCAATTACAGAATCATAATAATCACCTCTTCCAAGTTGATCAGCTACCCAAAACCAAACTTTTTGTTTTTTATCTGAAATCTCTTTCATTAAAGAATCCATATCAATTAAATCAGATTCTTTCACAAAAGATAATTTATGATCTCCAACTTTTACTTTTTCTTCTTTTTTATTTTGAGATCTATTTATTTCTGTTGGTTCAGCTATATATGTAGAAGATCCTTGACTTATAGCTTTAACATCTGCCTCAGTAATCTCCTGTCCAGTAGATATTCTTGAAGCAAGCGTGTTCATAAAGTCAACAACTTCCTGGTCTGTAAATTTCTTAATACCTACCATCTTAGCTATCTTCTCGATCCACTTCTGAATGATATTCTTAGAAACGTCTGGAAGAGTCTCGTACTCAGAGGCTAGGTATCCTATAACCTCGGCCAGCTTCTCTTCAGACCATAGGTCCTTAGAGTATCCTTCCTCAACAAACTTGTTGATCTCAGCCATATTTTCTGGCTTACTTTTAAGTGACTTAGACAGAGCCTTAAGCATCCTATTTGTAATATCTGTAGCCTGCTTGTTTGACGTTATGTTTTTTAATATAACCGCGTGAAACACCTCGTGTGCTACAGTTTTTGAGTTAGCATTTGATCCGTTTATGTGTATCTTATTACCTCCGTAGTATCCCCTTGAGTTATCTCCTACAACAGCCTTGTAAGAATCGGCTGTGGTGTGATAAACAATCTCAACGTTAGGAAGGAACTTAGATATAGCCCTCTTAGCTCTTGACACCTGCTCTTTAACGTCCTTTGATGCAGGAGTTATTACCTCGTCAAGTGTGGTCTCTATATCGCTAGGCTTAATTTCTTCTACAGCAGTAACTTCAGTTGTAGTTTCCTCCACTGGTTTACCTTCATAATAAGGTTTAGTTGCCCACTCAGGAAGTAATCCTATTTTTTGATCTGCAAATGGTCTTTCCGTAGGAGATAAATATCCTTTATCACCTTTCTTTTTAATAGATCCGTCCTCATTACGCATCTCTTTATTAAAATTAACCCAAGAATTTTGACCTCTTGTTTCAGTAGTCATAGCTCTTCTTGCCTCTGGAGAATACATCCTTGAGTGAACATCCCAAGCATTTTCCTCCCCCTTAGCTCCAAATGAATTACCTCTTTCTCCGTGTCCAAAAATATCATGAACAAATCTAAAGGCATCATTAATTAATAGTTTCTTACCGTTCTTATCTGTAAAACCACTATCTTTTAATAAAGGATTTTCTTGTCTGTCTTTTTCAGTTATAGGTGTATCTCCAAATCCTTCCTCAGTTGAAAAAACATATAGGTGCTTATTGTCTCTAAGATCCTTAAGCATTTCTTCAGAATTTTTATAAGGCTCAGTTTTTCCATCGTACAATTCAACATTATATCCATTATCTATTAGATATTTGAACTGATCAACAGTTTCATTAGCCATTGCATTATACGCAGCTTTAACCTCAGGATCATTTGGATTACTCTCCATTTCATCATAAGCATCGGCTATTTTCTTAGAATTTTCTACGTCTATATCAATTATTCTTTCTCCAGCATCAATAGTAATTCCTTTAGATTTCTTATAATCTTCTGAAGTTTTTATTACGTGGTCTACAGGTTCTGAAAATAATCCTTTACCAGCAGTTAAATCTTCCTTTGGAGTAACTATTTCTTTTACTTCAATAGGTTTAGTTTCTACAACTACTTCTGGAACAGTAGCGTTCACACTCATCTCTTCAACGGTAGTTTTACCACTAAGTATATTTACTCGCTCATCCTCAACTAACTTGAATTGAGACTTTAAAGTGTTTAATAAATCTTTCTTTGTATTTACATCAATAGTCTTATCCTCTGTTATTTCAGAAGCCTTGGCTCTTAGTTCAGACTGCTCCTTCTCTATTTTTGCTATCCTGCTCTTACTAACATCAGACATACTGTCTATAGAAGAAACAACCTTATTTACTATAGCTCCGCTCTCAGCGTTTAGTCCAGCTATTTTATTTTTAGCCACAGACTTTACTTCCTCAGAAACATTCTTATCGCCTATTAATTTATTAAGGCTTAATATCTGTTTTGAGTTATTATCTAATACATTAGTGTATTCTGGAGATGTAAATGGTTTTATAACAGCACCAGCTATATGAGGAGATGACTGAAGCATTGATGTCATAAGGAATGTATCCTTTAAGATTTCTTCTGAGTTATCAAAAATACCTACGTCCTTTTTACCTAATAAATACTTATCCATAGAGTTCTGAACTACATTTGTAAACAACTCACCAGCATTTTCTTTAAACTGATCCTTAGAGTATTCTTTCCCAGTCTTTAAAAAATTATTAAATGTAGAATTAACTAACTCTCTCTTTAATACGTCATCAGCATTTATAGCAGATGTAGCTAACCCTGCCTTTTTTAATATATTTACTGTAGGTATTTCAGATACTACCTCTGCCCCACCCCATAATAATGGTATAGCAAACATCTGTAGGTCATCATATTTAGCTGTTCCATTAATGACCTCCTGCTTCATATCAAACCTTTTCTGTGCCATACTAGTAGCTCCCATAATTGCTAACCCTGGATTACCAGTAGATGCTGCAACAAGATTAGGAGTTTGAACAGCAAGCACATCAGAAGACCAGTTAATAAAGTCATTTACATTATTTACGTCTTTTATGTCCTTTCTAAACGTATCACTTAATCCACTTACACTATTTACTGTTTCTGAAACTAATTCATCCTTAGATTTTTTTAATCTATTTATGTATTCAGGATTATTTTCAGATTCAGGAAGTATAAAATCAGCAATCATATCTCCAGTAGTTATTAAGGCATTTAAAGTTCCTTGAGTAACCCTTCCAGATATGTTATACAACATATCATAGTTTCTTTTTAACAAGTCAACCTCCTCTTCAGCACTTCCGTGCTTTCTATCTAAACCATATATAGACTTGTCTAACTTTTTAATGTATTCGGTGTTAGATTTTATCCTATTCTCTACGTTAGATATTTCGTTTTGATCTTGATTTTCTTGTTGTAATTGGTTTAATCTTATGTAGTCATTCTCTAATGAAGCTAAATAAGAGTCTCTAACCTTTACTACTTTTCTAGTGTTATCATCAATAGTTTTAAGGTCATCTACCTTATTAAATTGTAGATTATTTTTAACATCTTCAGGAATAGATTCTAGGTAATTATCAGTTTGAGAGTTTCTAAGACTCTTAGCCTTATTTTCTATAGCTAACTGATAAGCCTTAAAGTTTATCTCTTCTCCTGTTAGTTTTGAATTCTTAGGATCTGATTTAACCTCTGAAATTTCTTTAGCTATTGGATTTTTTTCTATTTGAACAGCACTTATATCTTGAGGAGTTAGGTCTGCTAATTTACCAATACCAGACACAACAGTATTGTACGCAGATGATAGTCCAGACTTTATAACATTTAAAAACCCAGTGTTATTAACCTCTGCATCTACTTCTTCTTTTGCTTTTGACGTGTAATTATTTAAGTCTCTTACATTATTAAACTGATATGTAAATATATCATCAACAGGTTCTTCTGCAGGAGTTTTCTTTTTAATAGCCTTAAGCCTATCAATTTCCTTTCTATTTCTCTCGTACTCCTCTACATTAAATTCTTTCCCTGGTTTTATTTTATTTTTCTTTTCAAGATACTTTATAGACTGCTCTGTGTCAATAGGAGTAGATGGAGGAATAAACCCTTCTTTTTTAGGTTCATTTCCATACATAATAGACGTAGGACGTTTCTCTTCCTCCTGTCCGAATAGTTTAGTTGGACCACCTAAAGCAACCGAAGCCTGCGCTCTTGTTGGTGGCTCTGTATCCAATGAAGTACCTTGTTGAATAGGTTTCGCAGGAGATACCCCAGACTTTTCTTGTCCAATAGGTTCTGAAGACTCTTTTTTTTTTAAACCATACTTATTTTTAAAATCATCAACAACAAATCTAATGTTGTCTTCAGATTCCTTATTAGCCATCATTTTTTGAACAATTCCATCTAGTTTTGCTCTATCTTGCTCTGATAATACTATTCCGTCAGGCATAATTAATAATTATATTTAGTTCTTAAACTCTGTTGTGTGTTTTTGGCAGCAGGAGTAGCAGCAGTTCTACCTTGAGACTTACCTAAAAGGTAAGGTCTTAACTCTGTCCAGTCCTCTAAGAATCTTCCTTGTGCGGGATCGTATATCTTAGATGCCCAGTTATTAAGTTCTGCCAAGTCTGGATTCTGCTCTACATACCTTGCTTTACCACCAGGTCTTGTAGACGGTATTTTTTCAGTCCTCTTAAAGCTACTATAACTAACGTCCTTTGTTTTAGTCGGATCGTCTTTGTCTTGTATAGTTATAACCGCTCTAATATTTTCTGGGTTTTTAGTATCAAAATAAAAGTTCTTAAGACTTCTTTTAAGACCTGTACTGTCGTCAACTATAGGAACCTGAGATGTAAAACTATAAACACCCGTTTGACCTTCGCCCTTGGTTCTTCCTCCAGCTAATTTAAAGTCATAAACTGTAGCAACAGGAGGTTCTTTCTTACCTTTACCTCCTCCACTAGCTGCTCTTTGAGGAGCAAACACAGCAGTACCAGTCTCTTTAATTCCAGTCTGAGCAATAAGGTACTCTTTTACTATATCTCTTGCTCTATTTTTTTGTTCATCAGTTATAATAGGAATCATCTCGCCAGCTCCGTTATTCTTAAGACCTATCTCCTTATTCATTGACGTGCCATTCCCTGTTATGAAATAATTTCCATCAGTGTCTGTCAATATACTTGCGTATCCTTTCTCGTTTTTAGCAACAGCCTCTGTAACGTTATTTACAAAGTCATTAAAATTAGGCATATTAGATAGAGCCTCTAAGCTCTCTATCTTACCACTTCTAACCATTTCAACAAAAGGTTTTAATTGCTCTGCATACTTATTTGTCTCAGCAAGAACGTCTATCTTTTTATCGTCAAAGTTCTTAACCTCTACAAGTGTTGACATAGGAACCATCCCAAGAGGACCTTCTTTAACTTTTCCTTTATCATCTAACTCAGCCACATAAAGTCTTCCGTCATTAGGGTTGTGAACTAACTTTTTATCCTTAAAATTCTGAAATCCACCCTTCCACTTCTGCATAAAGTCCGCATAGGCAGATGTCTTTCCTTCCTGAACGTCCTTTAGATACTTATCATAGTCAGCACCATAAGTCTTTGTGAACTGGTTTAGTTGACCTATACTAGCTGAAGTGTTCTGGTTGGCTATAGTAAAGTCAGATCTTGATATCTGACCAGATTCTAACTTTTTTTGTAATTCAAATACGTTTCTTTTAGCATCATAACCCATATTGGTTATAAGTGCGTTAAGATTAGGATCACTTGTTAGACTTACCTCGTTAGCCTTTGTAAGTATATCGTTAGTAAGCTTCTTATCAGCCTCTCTATTCTCATAACGCTGTTGCTCTTGTCTCTGTAAATTCTCATTTACATTACTAATTACGCTACCCCAATCAAGCGTTGGAGCTGCACCTATCTCTGATGGATTTTGATACTTATAGTAAGTAGCCATAAATTATATTGTTTTTTGTTGTCCTAATAACTGCGTAAGTAGATTAGGGTTTTGAGATAACATTTGAAGAAGTTGAGCCTGATTAGTTTGAGCAGCTGGTCTTGCAAAAGAAGTTCCTCCTAATAAAGTCTGCAGTTTATCTCCTTCGTTAGCTAGTCCTCCGTAAGTTCCAATCATACCCATACCCTGAGTAACAAGTCCACCAACTCCTTGAAGTGTAGCCTGTTGCTGTGCTATCTTAGCCTTCTCAGCGGCCATAGCAGCAATCTGAGCACCCTGAGCCTCGTCAGAATATATTTTAGCTAGGTTTTGATTTATTCCTGTTCTAACACCAGCTTTAGCCATAGCGTCATTGTAAAGTCTATCAGCCAGACGCTCTGTATTTTGTGCTTGACCTTCAATACCAGCCTCGTGAACTCCCTGAATACCTCCAATCAAAGAACGTTGATCCTGAGATAGAGCGTTTATAGCCTGTCCTTCAGCAGCAGTGTTCGCTCTAAATGCTCTTTCGTAAGCCTGTACTGGAACCTGTATTGCTGCATACTCATTCTGAGCTGTTAACCTCTTCATCTCCTCTGCCGCCTTTTCAGCTTCTCTTTGTGCAGCCGCCTGTGCATTTGCAGCCTTTTTTGCTCCTACAGAAGACATATATGTTGAAGCTAATGTAAGTCCTAAACCTACAAATGGTGTAGCAGCAGCTAATCCTGATGCAGGTCCAGCTAAAGCTGAGGCAGCACCTAAAGCACTTGATGCTGTATTGTTAACATTTGGAGTATATCCTACACTACTTGGTATAGCATTAGCATATTGTGAAAAATTTGTATTTGAACTTGGTGCTGTAACAGCAGCCGCTTGTTGTCCCATATTATAATACCTTTATATATTCGTTATAATCTTTTCCTGATAATATATAGTCTTCATCTGAAAACATTTTCTTTAAAACTGGAGTGCCAGTAACTGTCATAATTATTCTATACCCAGAGTTCTTCATAATCTCTTGAATATACTTATTAAGACTATTTAATGCTCCATTTCTTAATTTTTTTGCTGCCTTTTTATTACCTGTTACAAACCCCATCATACATATATCTGAATCCCCAACATAAACTGGCATAGCATATAAGTCAACATCATCGTTACTAACAACAAATATTCTCTTAGGTAGTGATGTGTATGACACGTGTGGAAAATTCCATTCATCCCACCACATACACAACGTGCTATAAAAATCCTCCTTGTTTTCTAATCTACACTGATGCATTATGCAAAGATAATAATTTTAAGGATAACTTTTAAATACGTTTGATTTTACTGAGAATAGTTCAACCCTGTCCCTTGCATAGTTCTCTAACTCGTACTGCATATAGTATCCACGCGCACCATAAGACTCAGCAACACTATTCTTTATGTACAGTATGTAGTCTCCGTCGTTAACTGGGTTAGCCAATGGAGGCGTATTATTTATTATTATAGACGTATTAGTGAATCCTGTAATATTACCTATAAACTCTATAGCTCCAGCATTATTTCTGTAGGCCAAGTCTCCAATACTTAATATAGTTCCAATATTAAATGTAAAGTTTAATACTGTAGCAGCAGTCCCTGGACTCTCAACCAAATTAACAGAACCAACGCCCTGAGAAAATCGAAGTTTAAGATTATTATCACCTGACAGGTTACGAATATAAGCAAACCAGTTCCCCTCCTTCTCTGTAAAGTACGTAGCATCTATATCTCCAGTAGATAGGTCCGTCATAATAGAGCAGTCCCACGGCTTGTTACCATAGGTTGCAATAGTCTTGAAGTTCTTAATAGTAAGAGGCTCGTCATTAAATACAGATGTTACCTTAGTAGGTTGAAACGCGTTTGGTGACGGGTATAAATGATTCACCTCGTTCCACCAGTCCTGGTAGAATGTGTTCCTGTTAACATTCGTGTTGTGCTTATAAAGCTCACCACCCTTAAAGGAATAGAACGCTCCGTTCATACCAACCATCATCTCTGGGTGGTATGAAAAGAATGATGTCCATCCCTCTACATTCTTATTATATGTTAGTGTATACTTCATAGTTTAATTTTATGATGGTGGTGGTGGTGGACAAGCTTCTATTACTGTTATATATCCATCTGTTCCTATTTGAACAAGATAAGTATTTGCTGTATCAGGGCATAATGCTAAATAAACTAAGTAATACTTATTCAATCCATTAAACGTATCTAATATACTGTTTGTATTTAAAGCTATGTATCCTGTCTCAACTAAACATCCTAAATTTGCACCATATATGTAAAAATTAACAAATGCAGGGCTTTCTGTTGAGCAACTTATATCCCCTTCATTATTACCTGTAGTTCTATAAGCTAAAGGAATATAACAAATTGTCTCTTCAACACCTATATAAGAAATTATTGATAGGTAAACTATAGCCACATTATCTCCTAACCATATCATATCCTGTGTTACAGTATCTCCATCTACATTTATATAGGTAATACTTCCTCCTTCAGGATGCTCTGGATCTCCCTCTTCCCATAAACCTACAAAACATTTAGTCTCTGGAGTACATCCAGGGCAAGGTACAGGATCTAATAGTACCCCTTCTAAAAGCTGTCTATACGTTCCGTCAATCATATAGAACCCATCAGAAGCAATAGTGGTCTGACTTTCATCAATCCAAACACCTGTGGCGGTTATAAAAGAGTCTGAGTCTATGTAGAACATATCAGATACGGCACAATCACAACATAAAGTGTAAGGGTTAGTCTCATCATAACATAGTGTTATTTCTATTACACTTCTATAATCCCAAACCAAATATAAATAATCAAAACCTGCCAAACTAGCAGAGTTTATAACAGCCTGATACGTTCCAGTTACTGGAGTTATAGTGCTCAATAAAGGAAGCAACTCACTTGCGGTATATAAGTTATTAGAAATTAAATATTTAAACGAGTTTAAAACAGGATTAAATGTAAATGTATCTCCAATTCTCTTATCTGAAATCAGTGTTATATTACTTCCGTCCGCTGGTATCATACCCTGAGATAATCCTCCAAACTGACTATCATATAATGACACGCCATCAGCCTCCATAGTTATAAAGTCAGTGCTTAGTGGGCTGTTATAAGTTCCTAAACTCCATCCGTAACTATTATGTATTGTTTGATCCTCTAGCCCTGGGCTATTGTAAACAACTCTATAAACATTTATGTAGTCTACAACACTTACGCAGTTTGTATTAATTGAGAATGATGCATTAACAGACGTTATTTTTATATTAACCGTATTAGGAAATACCGATAACTTTTCAAATGTAAACGAGTAGTCATCCTGAATGTTTATAACTTCATCAACCACATCGACACCGTCATAATTTGCTACAATATGTACCTCTCCACTAAATAAGGATAGATCAATAGTTACATTACCTATCTGATTACCAAGATCAACAATAAACTCATAAAGTCCGTTAATATTTTGTTTAGATACTTTAATTCCACAGCCAAAAATATCTGGATCTGTTGGCATAGCATTCTCAGTAAGGTGAAGCACATACTCGTCCATATATGGATCGTATCCACCTATCTTAAAATAATTTTGTGAGTTCTTAAACTCATCTCTAAACCAGTACTTCATACCCATATCAGATATAACACTAAGGGCATCGCCCTGAGCTGATCCGCCTCTAAGGTTAAGTACTACATTTCTTTTTATGTCGGTAAAGTAAACCTCTCCACCTAATACAGCGAAGCTCTCAGGATTATTACTGATACCGTAGTCCTCAGTTCTTGCAATCTGAGTACCCAAAACCTCTGGTATAGATGCGATCTGTCCACCTCCAGCGGAGTCAGACAATAAGTTCTTACCAGATAATATATATGATATCTTGTCCTCCTGTAATACTAAAACATCTGTACGTCTTGCGTACAACTTGTTAATAGGTCCAAATGATTTCTCTAAGTCCTTGAAGTTTGCCAATGACAGATTGAACTCGTTTAATTTATTTATATTTGTCTCAGCATTGTATATTCCACTATAGGTTATAGAGGCATATCTATGAGCTTCTCTATACTGCTCCTGAGCTACAGCTGTAACTCTGGAACCTAAATAAAAAGGATCGCCAACAATAGAATCATTTATTTTATAAGACTCAACACCGTTACCAAAAGAAAAGCAGTCGAATGAGTTGATAGTCACAACACCGAATCCATTAGGATCTGTATCGGATGTCTGATTACTATCTGCAGGCTCTGTTCCGCTCATATGGAATCTATCTACGATTGGAAAACTATCGCTTCCTTCATAAAAAGTCTCTCCATCAGCATCAAGAGGTTCTGTCTCAAAAACAATAAGAGATGTTGCTAGCTGTATTGTAATCTCACCCTCTACATAAGAACCCTTACCACTGCACCTTGGAGTCCCTGACTGGGCAACAAAATAATATCCGCCTATTAGTCCTGGTGAATAAGGGCTTTCAGGATCAATCCTCTGAAACATAAATCTATTTAACCCAGGTGCAAAATAAGGAGGGGCTGGCCAATATGGAGGAATAAAATAAAATTCTCTTGTAACAAAACCTATTCGAACAGAAACAGGAGCAAAAACTCCTAACGTCTGATTATATTCGTTTCCGTTCATAGTATCATCGTCTCCACCTACTGAACCATCCTCAAAGTTTATTCCCTCCCCTCTAGCTAATAAATATAAGTTTTCGTAGTCCTGATTGGCTATAACAGTTCTTACATAATCATATGTTCTAGATCCGCAGTCTGCATCTGCACTAGCACCATCTCTCCACATCCTTATATTAAACTTTACGATACTACCAGCTGTTATTTTATAAGGTATCCTAGGTTGATTTTCTGCATCTATAGGGATTGATGGATTATAACTTGGATTTGCATACGAAAGATCCCAGTATAAATTAGTATAACTACTACCATTATATACGCCTTGAGCACCTATTTGTATAAAAGAATTTTTATCATAAATAACCTCAAAATTTGAAACTCTCATCTTCATATAAACTCCAGCGGGCTCATAAACTACAGATCCAGGGCCAGATATAAAATTATTAGACTGAGACTTAACATCAAGAACAGTAACAGTAACGAGGTTATTCATAGCTCCGTTAGAATCTCTTTTAACGGTTAATCTTTCACCAATCTTTGCCTTACTTATATTTTCTCCGTCCAATTTAAACCACACAAAACCATCGTCATCTTGGAAGAATAAGTTTGTATATATAGTTTCGTACTTAGTCTTTGACGGCTTAACAACAAACTTATATCTCTTAGCCCAAGTGGGCGCAAGATTCTGTATCTTAGCAACTATATAGTTTTTAAGATCAGACGTAGACGCTGGAAAAAATACCGTATTACGATCGCAAACTAATGCAGTAGAGCTTCTTAAATATTCATCCTGATAAACAATAGCAACCTCATAGTCTCTATTGCTGTGTAGACTTCTTTTATTTTCTAATGTTGATATTGAAGCAGTAGTCCCTATATCTGTCAGGTACTCGTACGCTATTAAATCAGGTGGATCTGTTACAAATTTTATCGCAGGTATCTGTAACTTTATAATGTTTGGCTCTGTTGGAGACGATATTATTGTAAAACCCTGATCAACTGCGGTTATCCCTGTTCCTTCAATATCCCATTCTGGAGGAGATGTTACCACAGTTGTCATACTGCAGTTGAATTTATCTGTTAAAGAGAATCCAGTCCCGCATTCAGCTATTGGATTATGTGTATATATTGCGTTTATAAATGCTTGGTTTTGAGATAACTGATACGCATTAGGAAAATCGTTTGTTACATTAAAATTAAAAAAAAATTCAAACTCATTTAAAACCCCTTCTAATGCATAGGAAGGATCTCCAGAAAATGTGTAATGATACAGTCTAAAATTTATTGACAATAAAGATCCAGTTTTAATATCTGCACCTGTAAAGTCTATTTTTATAATAGCGCTTGGAATATTTTTAGGATTTGATGCGTCTATATTATATAATCCATTATCCGTAAAAACATTTAAAGATTTACCTCCTATTTCCTCACTAACTCCAGAAATCACATAATTAATATTAGTATCAATATCGTAACCATCAACATAGTTACCGTACATAAGTCTGTTACCCATAGTGGTCTGAGACTTAGCTATACGAGGTACGTTATCAAATAATCTTGTTAGCTCTGAATTTGGAAGCGCGGTGTATATCTTTTTGTTGTCAAATATAATAGACTTTATCTGATTATCTCCCCATCCCTGCTCATACTTGTTATACCTTTCAATAATATTTACAATACTTGAATCTGATAACTTAAAGCATAAGTCTAACTGCACTACATTTTCATTTCCTGTATTAAATAATACGTTGTACGAGTTAAATATATTCTCCATAGCTCCATTCGTATAACTTGTAAAGTCAAGAAAGAAGTTATTAGGCGTAAACGCTATATCACTAAACTGAGACAACGCGCTGTATTCACCATCCTTATACTTATATCTATAAGAAAATGACACAAACTTATCGTTTATATAGTTCTTTTCTGTTGATGCTGTCAACGGAACTATAGTAGGAGACTCTAATGGTGGCGCAACAATTACAGATATATCGTCTTCCGTAATGTTATCAACCCCCATAGTTGGGTATGCATATTGACTATTTACATTTATTCTTCTAGGAGGATTATAATTATCCGTCCAGAATAATAGACCGTCAATTAAATCTATTCCATTTACTAAGTACTGTGTATCAAAGTTAAGTACGGTAGTTGATATAACGTGGTATAGAAGTGTATTAGTTCTATCGTTATAAGACAGGACCATATCTACATTTTCTGGATCTGTTACAAACCAGTATATTGTCTCGTGCTGGCTATCCTCATACGCTCCAATACATCTAGCGTTAGTAGATAAAGGATTTCCTTCATAAAGAATAGAGGTAATCTTAGTGTTACCCAATGAATTTTCAATAGCACCAACGCTATTGTTTTCAGTAGATCCTATTCTTATATTTAACGCGTCAATATAT